CCTTGCACACCCGGCGCTGCTTGAGCCGGGATAGCAAATACTGATGTGCCCGCCTCGCAATCTAATTGCAGACTGTGCTGCGCCGTGCGCTTCAAGTTGTTTGCGTCGGGCGGCAGTGCCCGCCACGACCGCAGCCAAACTTGCCGGCGCGCGTTGGTAAACTCATTGTTAAGATATGAAAAATCATAAAAGCCAATCTGAGGCAGCGTGTCGTGGCCTACGTACACCCGCGTACTAAGTGTCGCTATACAAGTAGGCGTGTGCCGATTTAGCTGGCCTGTTGTGTCAGAAACATACCCGCGCTGATGCCACATCTGCGTAGACGCGTCGTACACCCACGTGACGTTTGCAGTGGGGAACGTCAGCACATAGAACATGTGCCCGTCTTGTTGGTACGTGTACGCAATCGCGTCTGAGATTGTGCTGTACGACTGGATAGCGTACTCGATGGCGTGCGTCGAGATGCGCTGCGGCTGATAGCCCCTGGCGCGGTACACCATGCCTGCGCCGCGAGCGTCGGTGCCCAGCCAAAAGACGCTGTTATCCATCTTGGCGACTGAGTAGGGCGCAGCGCAACCCGTCTCAATAAACGCGCCTTGGATGGGCGCAAGCGGGTAGTCAGGCTGACCGGCGTCGTACCAAACCTCAGTCGAATTGTTGCCGAAGATCCAAATTTCTTTGTGGTCGATAATCAACGACACCACGTTGTCGGGTGACGCCTCGGCGCTGGCAAACGACAGCGGGTCGATGCTGGTGCCGTCAAACAGTTCAGTCACCCACACCCGTTGGCTGTTCGGCTCGTTGAACACAAAGTAGCCGTTGATGTAGCCCACGGTAACAGCGCCGGGGAAGTCAGGATCGCCAATCTGCGCGAACGCGGTTGTGTTGATGTTGTAGATGTAGCCGTTTGGGTTGGCGGCGATAAAAATCTGCACGCCGTTGTCCACCATGCTGACAGGGCCGGTGCCAGAAATGCTGGAACTGATAGTTGTCGGGGTGACAATACTGGTGCCGATCCCTGTCAGCGAGATAAACCGCGTGCCCACCACCGCATACAAGACGTTCTTAACGACCCACATGCCACGAACAGCGCCGGTGCCGCCTAAGTTAAAAATGCCTTGAATCCCCGGTACTCGCTGAAAATACGCCGCCGTCTTGCCACCATCCGGCGTGGACTCCGGGTACATGTTGATGAGCCGGTTGTCCGCAGCGTTGATGCTGCGGGCGACATAAGCGGCGCCGAGGATAGGCGACTTCATGCTTAGAAATTGCCCGCGTAGATATTGTAGCGCTGACGATTGCCCACGATGGGGTAGGGAATCGACATCAAATCGTCAGGATTGTTTATGCGCTTCAGGTTGCGCTTAGACGTCATGGCAATCCGCTGCACTTGCCGGGACGGCTCAACGCCAAACTCAGGCGCCAGCTCACAGGCCAAGTTGTACCGGAACGCTCGCAGGTAGCCTGGTGGGAACGTCAAATTTGTGGCCAAGATGGCTGGCCGCGACAACTGTTCCACCGACACAATGTGAAACTCCAGCACACGCGTCGGTACTGGATAAATATACATCTCAACGTCGGGGTAGGTCATGTTGACCCACATGACCTGCGGGTAGGTGCTTCGCACCGTTTTTAGCGCAATCCCGTTGTACTGCTGCTGGTTGATGAGTTTGATGCCGTAGGAAACGCCGGTGGACGGATCTTTGAAGTACGTTGCGTCATCGACCAGAATAGGCCGGTTGCCGACAAAATCACCCGTTGGCCCTAGCGTGCGGCTAATCTCAGTCGCAGGCCAACTGAAGATTTGATCTTCTGTCGCAAAGACCGACAACCGCTCGGTGTTCCACGACTCGATCATCTGGTTCATAGCCGACAACGCATCGGCTGCCGACTCAGGCGAAGGCGATTCGCCCTCTGCTACGACACCAATCAGGCGCAGCGCGCCCGTGATAATGTCACCCGCTGTAGTTGCCATCGACCGTCTCCTTACGACGACGACCTCGGCGTGCGAGTTGATTGTCCGGCACGCTGTCTACGGCCCCGTCAGGGTCTGCGCCCAGAGTATAGCGTGTCCAGCCGTTTTGTTCATCAAATTCGGCTTCTTGCTCGGCAATTGCTACTTTATCGCCGTGGACTGGGTGTCTTAGATAGATGATAGGCATAGAAAAACGGGGGCCGAAGCCCCCGCCCCTTTAGGCAGCCGCCATGATGACCCAGTTGGTCCCGTCTTCGCAAACCAGTGTTGCAAACGCGCCCGCAGTCGCGGCCAGGATGGCCGTGCCTGCAGTGCCCGAGTTCAACGGTTTGACGTTTGAGGACGCCGAGATCACCGTGTAGGTGCCTGACAGATTTTTAAGCGTGACGGTCCGACCGATGTAAGCAGAACCGCTGGGCAGCGTCACGGTGACGTTGGCAGCGGAACCGTTACAAATCACGTAGTTTTCCTCATCGCCCAGCGTGAAGCTGGCGGTCTTGGTGACCGGAGCGTTGAGGTAAAACGCCGTGAGGGCTGGGTCGGAATACGCAACGCCGACAGACTTATTGTTCGGCATAGTAACTTCCTTAAAACAGGGGCCGAAGCCCCGGTTGAGCTTAGGCTACGCGGTACAGAGTCCAAGTCGTGTCGCTGGTTTTACGAGCGATAAACGACGCTGACGTTTCGTTGTTGATGGTCAGCGAGCCGACAATCGTCCAACCCGTACCCGTGCCAGCGGCCATCGTGATGTCGCCGGTCGTGGTGCCAATGTTGACGATCACCCAGTTAAAGGTGCTGCCAACTTTAGCACTGGACACCAGATCATTAACGCCGGTGGTAGCGCCCGACGTTACTACGATGGGCATCGTGTAGGTCGTGGCGGTAGTACCGGGGTTAGCCACCAAAATACCGCCGGTTACTTCAGCGGCCGTTAGCGTAACGGTTGTTACGCCAGCTTCAGACGCCGGGTCGGGCAGATAGCCAAGGACGGGTTCGTTAAGATTACCGTCGCCAAGCTGATAGCCACCAGCACCATTGGGAAGAGCCATGATAAATCCTTTCAGATATGTTTCCAAGACCGGCGTTTGCGGATGTCGGTAATCGACTGCCGAGATACGCCGTATTTGAGAGCTAAGTCTTTCCCAGGTTCGGAACTAGCCCGAATCGCCAGCACGTCTTCCGCCGTTATCTTCGCAGCATAGCAAGTCTCACCTTGTTTTCCAACGCGCTTGTGATGCACAACTTCCCCGGCAATGTGCCGCCAAGAAAGCCGTTGCTTCAAGCTGCCGATGGTTGACGCGGTGACACCGTAGTCTGCGGCGATCGCAGCGTAAGGGCGTGGGTCTGCGAGAATTGCAGCCGCTTGCTCATCTGTAAGAATGGCATTCGGCCGTTCAACGCCGCGTGGGGCGCGGCTGCGCCCTTTTGCGACTTTTTCCGCCATGTTTTCTGCGTTTGTGCCAGCTCGGAGATGTGCGGGATTTACACAGCATGGGTTGTCACAAGAGTGAAGCGCTTGCGTTCCTACCAGCAGATCGCCGGTGTGAAACGCCAACGAAAAGCGATGCGCTTTTTTGAAGAGCACGCCACCAACCTCACCCTTAAACATTCCGTAGCCGTTTTTGTCCCGAGCGCCTATCCACTCCCAGCACGAATCAGTCTTTTTGACTTGCATAAAGAATCGTGTCTCGGCCGGCAAGCCGCGAAACTGTCCTGAATGCTGCGCAACCGCTATCGGCGAACCAAACTTACGGTTTCGCTTCCAGTGTTTGTCGCAAAGTCCTAAAGCCAACACGACGTTCTCACATTCCTTAATACAGCAGATTTTAGGGTCCATACTAGTCTCCTATTAGGGAGAACTAGTATGCCCCAACTAGTTCCGTACTGTCAACTCTCTAGAGGGTTAGCCCCAGAGACGAACGGCCATTTGGGGCCGGATGACAGAAAAACCGTACAAGACATCGATGCGACAAGGTAGTCGATCGTTATTGATGTCGTATTGCCGTACGATACGCATCGAGATGCCGTTGTGAACCTGACGCGAGGCCATGTCAACGCCTTGCGGCATCAGCAGGTCAGCGGTCGCAAACGAGATGGCGTCACGGTGGTACACCAGGTTTTGCGGGTACTGAGTGCTGGCGCTGCCAAGGAAGGTTACAACAGCGCTGGATTGCGGGAACGAGTCCACGGTCGCAAGGGCTTGGCTGGCAGTGTAGATCGCCGGGCTGACGCTGACAGTGTACGCGCCACCAACCGCCGTAGCGTCAGCGGTCGCAACGAACTGCTGGAGCGAGCCAGTCGATTCACGGGTCTGCGGGTTCACCGCGTACACGTTGGCGATGGTAAACACGTCACCTTGCTTGATGACCTGCGTGCCAGTGCCAGTGATGGCGATGGTGGTCGCGCCTTGCGACGACACGGTGGTCGTCACCGAGTGCGCGCCGGTCCGGCTGCCAGTCGTGAACTGCTTGATCGACTGCGACATGTTGACTTCATCCAGCCCGAGGATGCCTTCGCCCATCATGCCGTTCTTGAACTGACGGCTGATAGTGGAGGTCGGGTTGAAGAGGCCTTTCATGCCTTCGACCAGCGCCGCGTTGGCCGCCGGATTAACGGTGGCGTAGCGGGGGTTCATCACCGCAGCGGCTTCGTTCAGCTTCTGTTGCGCTTGCAGCAGAACGAGCGAGGTGCCGGGGGTGGTGCCGGGGGTGCCAACCGACTGGAACACGTTCTTGAACGAGTTCGCGACGTCAGCGTCGATGCTGGATGCAAGCTGGCTGATACGAGGCTTCAGCACGCGCTCTGCGAAGTCATCGAGCTGCATGGTCAGCTCAGCGGTCGTGAAGTTCACGCCGATGTGCTTCTGGCTCGACACCGTAAGAGTGGTGAACTGTTCCTGATCGTCTTGCACTTGCAGCGCAGCACCGTCGGTCACCAGCGCGCGGTCCGGCAAACGGATACGCAGCGTGGAACCGATTTTTGCGCCTTGAACGGCGAACGAGTCGTCGTACTGCCTATTAACATTCCGCGTAATGACCAAGGAGTTTTCCAAAATCTCCAAAGCCTTGCGGGTAATCATGTCAATCGTAAGAATCGAATTACTCAATTTACACCTCTTGAAGTTTTTGTGATAGAATCAAATTTGTAATACTCACAAGGAGCCAACATGACCAGCTTTACGATAGACGAGGTTGAATACCGAACCTACGACCATCTTTACGCCGTGTCTCGCTGCGGAAAAGTTCTCAGATCGTATCTTCCTTACGTGCCCGTTCAAAGATCTGATGGGTACGTATCGGTCGGCCGCCGACGGCTGCTGCACCGCATGGTTGCAAAATGCTGGGTTGCGGGTTTTGAGCCGCGCAAACATGTGCATCATATCAACGGCATTAAATCGGACAACCGAGCGGAAAACCTGGAATGCCTGACGGCTAAAGAACATTTTGGCGATCGGCACGCAGGACTGCACGGGCACTACGCAAGAACGCCAGAAACGCGCGAAAAAATTCGCCAAGCTCGTCTGGGCACTGTTACGCCCGACGAGACTAAAGCAAAACAACGCGCTGCTTTGCTGGGCCGCAAACGACCGTACTTCAAACGTGCGTCGCACACCGAAGAGTCTCGGGAGCAACGAAGTTTGAACCACGTTCGCAACACGGCCTGTAGTATCGACGGTGTCGAGTACAGGTCGTTTGCAGAAGCAGCTAAAGCAACAGGTGTTCACAGGTTTACCGTTAGAAAAAGATGCTTATCTGAGAACTTTCCCAATTACAAACTTATACCCTAACGCGGTTACCTACCGTTCTTTGCTTCCCACGCCCGAATCTGGCGTTGCCGCTCGGCGGCGATCCATTCGCTCGTGCTCATCGACTTCAGTGAGCGCGGGTCGGTGGTGTCGTACGCCGGGCCGCGAGATGAACTCGCAACAACAGGCTGAATCGGTGCTGGGGCACTAGAAGGCTTTTTGGTGGGCGGGCTGGAGGCGACTTTAGCCTCAAGTTTCCCAATTTCTTTAGCCTGCAAGAACGGCGACAAACGCGAGATGCGATCCGCTTCCTTTGGATTCAGACCCAAGTAATACGCTACGTCAGGGCCAGTATCCGAGGCTTGAATCGTTTGAGCCATCACGGTCGTGATTTTCAGGCTGGGGTTGTACGCGACGGCTTCAAAGTCTTCGTACTTGTCCCGCGCCTGTTCTTCGCGCTCGTGGTATGACTCAATAATCGCAGACTGCTGACGCTCAATCTCGCGCTGCTGCAACAGTTGTTCTGCCTTCTGAGTTGCCAATGCTTCGGCATACTTTTCAACAGACTCAAACTGGTCTTGCGAAACCGGCGCTGCGACGGGTTCAGGTGCCTTGGTGCGCTCTCGATCCCAAGTTCTACGCTCTCTTGCGAGCCGTTTGCCAATCATCGCGTCCACTTCGTCTTGCGTGAACGTCTTGACCGTGGTTTGCTCGTCCGGCGTTGCTGCTGCTACTTCGGGGGCAGGCGCAGCCGTTGCGGCCTGTTCCGGCGCGGGGATATCCGCTACAACTTCAGGAGTGTTTTCCATGTCTACTCAGTGTGAGTACCTGGTGAACCGCACCAGTACGGGTGTAAATTTATACAGTAGTCTCGGCCGGTGTCAAGTTACTTTGCTCTTGCACTTGCTCGCGCAGCTTCTGCCACAGAGCAACTGACATCTCAAGCGGCAGTTTACCCAGCCCCATCGCAATGATGTTGGCTTCTTCGACCGTGACTTTAATGGTGAACTCTTGCATGTCAGGCTGCCCAGGGGAGGGGTGGCTGAATCGTGGGAGGATTTTTCTGATTGTCGATCTGCTGCGCGACTGCCGCTTCCGCTGCTGCCTGATTGACACCATTAGCCCAAATCCAACCAAGAACTTGGTCTTGGGTCAGGTTGGCGTAGGGGGTGAAAGATGCGGGATCAGCAGCAGGCAGGGTGCAGGTCGAGTAGACAGTACCGGAGTAGGTGTCCTCGGTGCCAGAGCAGCGCCAGCCGACTTGGAGAACGGCTTCAGACGGGTT